GCCATCGCTGATCTTCTGGAGGCAATCGAATGACCCCCGACGAACTCCAACAGCTCGCCGTGCGTCTCTACCACGAACTGATGTGCGCTCACAGGGAAGCTAAGAACACATCCCGCAGCGAGCGCGCACCGATTGAAGCGCGCATAGCGCAGATAGCCGTGGACCTGAAAGACACGCTCGATAAGCACAAGAGGGTAAGGCATGGATAATTGCAGAGTTTGCGGCATGGACTTCAGCAGCCCGTCGATGGGCGGTCCAGGTATTTGCCCGGCGTGTGACTGTGGCATCCAGCCTGACAGCATCAATCATCCGAAGAATCTGCCTGAGTTTGGGCGCTATCGGTTCACGCCAAATGTCCCGAGCCTAGAGGATATTCGCCGCATCGTTCGTGAAGAACTTGACCGAGACAACAAGTAAAGGTGAAAACATGAACGTCAGATTTAACGTGGTTGGCGTGAGTCTGGATCGTAGAACTGTCGATCTTCACCGCCGTCACGACTCCATCGTGCGCCAGCGCTTTGCGTGGAAGGTTGCACGCAACAGGAAAGAGCTTAAGAGGGTTTCCCGATGAGTGGGCCGGAGGACGACGACAGAGACGACCGCCAGCTATCTGAGCAGTCAGAACTGGAACAAGGGTGGCTCGGGACTGACAAAGGTTATCTGGAGTGGCTTGACTCTCTTGATCTGGGAGAACGCGAATGAGCACTGAAAAGACCGGGACCGTCACGGCTCGAGGTGTGAGTAAGAACGGCAAACCGACCATCACACTTGATGGGTCCTTGTACTACGCAGGGGGAACCGATCTGACCGGACTCGCCATCGGGGACCGTATCCAGTTCTCCGCCACCTCATTCGCGGACGGCAAGCTCTGGGGAATAGACAAGGGCTGGAAGCTCATAGAGCACGCTCCAGAGGCCCAGAAGTACCCCCCATCTACCCACGCCCAAGGGCCAACAGCGGCTTACCAAGGACAAGGCCCTCTAACTGCCGGGCTTGCCGTGAACGCCGCTCCTGCGACATCTGGCGCCGGCCTATTGGCGGTAACCGACGTCGAGCGCCCTTGCGTCTCAAACTGGGGGGCAGAACTCATTAAGGCTGGAGTGGTTAAGGAACCAGCCGACTTAGGAATCTGGGTCAATGCTGCCCTTCACGCTCTGCGGGGAACCTGATGAAATCTTCTCACTTTGAGGACAAGCGGAAGTTTGCCCGTTGGTTGGAAAGGAACGGCCACCACGTGGCCTTGATGATTCTTCTGTTGTTCTTTCTTGTGCAGTGCGCTCATGAAGTCGCACGGACTAGCCCATGACCCCCGTGGCCCGAGAATACGCCGACCGAGTGCGTGAAGCGTTCTTCGGCGGCAATGACCGGGCTATCAGAGATATCTACGCAGAACTGAATGACGATCAGGACTTGTTGCTCGAGGTGTGGGGAGTGTTCCCCGCGACCATGCGAGCGCAACTGAAAGAGATTATCTCACGTGATTGACGATACCAGGCTCTCGGCCGCATTGGACTTGCTGTCCTCGACCGACGAGGAAGCTGCCGAACTGAAAGTGATGGCGATGAGGAAGGAATATCTGGTTGACCTGAAGCGCAAGCAACTGTTCCTGACCTCGGAAGGAAACATCGAGGTTCGCAAAGCCTTGGCTGAGTCATCCCGTGAGGTTCAGGATTCCATTACCGTTTATCTGGACGCGACCGTGGAGTTTGAAAAGCTCAAGGCCAGAAGAACTACTGAGGCTCTGATCGTGGAAGTCTGGCGGACCCAATCTGCTAATCAACGCATGGGTAACGTATGACTCTCTCCGACGCCGCTATCCGCGCCCGCGCAGGAGCGTACTGTGAATGCAAAGGGATTTGCGGTGACAAGCATCCTCGCTCACGCTGTCGTCGCGGTAACACGACTGGGAGTACATTTCAGAATCTGCTGATCCTGAACGGCAAGCAGTACTGTCGTCTGTGCGCGCAGAAGATTAAGGAGAGAATGCTATGACTACTCCGCTGTCCACTGAACCCCTGAGCATCAGTGAGCTTGAGGCCGGCGCGACTGGCTTGTCAGCGCAGGGCTATGACATTGAGCAATGGTCCAATGGAATGTGGTTCGTGCGCACCCCTCAAGGCGAAGGTACTGAGGTACCGGAGGAAGCGGTAGCGGGCGCTATCGCCGAATTGTTTCGGAGGTTCTTCTGATGACCGAAGCTCACCTGCCTGCAGAGACGGTGACCATCCTGCGCGCTGTGGGTGAACGGCTACGCATTCAAGGCGAGTACGGCCCGGGCTGGTCTGACGTTGCTGACGCGACCGCCTGCGACTTGGGTGCCGCCGAGATTGATCGGCTTCGTGCGGCGCTGGAGCGGATCGCAGCTGGAATACACCGCGCCGTAAACAATCCGAAACAATCCATTGCGGAGTCCTCAAATCCCCTCAACGGATTGTTACATAGGTTGCAGGCTGACGGGGGACGATACCTGCTATCAGTTGGCTTAACGCACGCGGAAATGGATGCCGCCGAGAAACCGACTTTTGGAGGCAAAGCCACCCAACGCTGGCTCACCGACAAGGAACGTACTGCCCTGTGCCAGTTGCTCGAAGGTGAGCATTACATCTCATGCGAACAGCATGGTCTTGTGCCGGACCTCGCCGCGTTAGACCACAAGTGCTATGGCTGCGAGATCGAGCGCCTGCGGGCGGCGCTGGAGCGAATCCACAACCTCGCTTTCAGCATGGGCGGACCCGATAGTATCTTCGATATTTCCCGTGAAAGCCTGCGAGGCGCTGACGAGATTCAAGCAATGGCCAGACAAGGAGACGAACAGTGAGAACGATCCTACTGGCGGCCGCGCTGCTCGCGGTGGCGGCGTGCAGCGACCCGTATAGCAATACGCAAAAATGCATCATGGACCACGACCCAACCGGGCAGCTCTTCCGCGCAACCTGCCCTGACGGCAGGGTCTACACCCGTCAAGACATTGAGGGTGCGCTGCCGCCCGCCATCGGCTCGACGATGGGAACCAGCACCCGCATAGGGCCAGCCGTGCAGCCGGGGCTGGAGGTCTGGCCTTGCCACGCTCGCACGGACAGGGGCGCCTGCCGCCTGACGCTCTCCGACGACGCCGGCAAGCAACTCGCCCGCATCGACATGCGTACCGGCGACGCCGTCATCAATGATTCCACCGCGGTGCGCATCGTGATCCATGCCACGGAGAAGCTGCCATGACCGACCTCGCCACCAAGATCCTCTGGCGCGCGGAGACCAAGCGTCAGGCCCGAGCCAAAGAATCTCGCCGTGAGCGTTGGGAGACGCTTGGCTGTGCTTTAGCGCTTATCGTGACGGCTGTCGCATGGGCGGTTGTGTGGTGGGTGACCATGCATCCGCATATCACGCGGCTGACATGGTGAAGCCCCCAGGAGCCACGTATAGCCTCAAGGTAAGCCGAACTCCTGCCATGTGGTCTGAGCTACCGCGCTCACTAAGGTGGCCGCTGAGACCGGCGTGATCTTATTAGCGGGGGTATAGACTATCGGCAAGAGACCGGAAACCTCATAGCATCGGATGTCCAGTTCGTCACAGAACCAGGCATCCTCATCGCGCCAGTTACGATTGATGACGAAAGCGAAGATCGCGAGCTTGTCGTAAGGTTTACCGACCTGCGCCGAGGCAAAATCGTAGAAATCAGCCGCCTGCTTATCGGTGCAGACCGTCGTAAATCTCACTCTGAACGACCAGACTTCGTAATCGTCAGGCCTGATCTGTACCCCCGGAGGCTTGCCACCTATGGTGTCCGAGCGGGCTCCCAAAAGCGTGCCATCCGGAAGCACGATGTCGCAATGGCTGAAGTGTCCTGCCCCAAACATCTCAATCGCTTCAGCTCCCCACCCAGGACCGCGAACGTATTGAGATATGACCTTAGCCATTGACTGATTCGTTCAGTGCCACCATTTGCGCCTGCCAATCGGCGATCGAAAGTCCCGCTGGGGTTGTGCCATTGGCTTTGACGAAATCCCCGTCGATGAGCCCGTAGGCCTCATCCACAAAGGCTTCAAAGAACGCTGGCGTCATGGTGTAGAAGTTGCCCCAGGAGATGACGACATAGTTTCCGGCCGCATCGTAGCCCACAAGAATCACGCAATGGCCACCGATGATGCTTTGGTCGCCAGACGGCGTGAGGTCCCACACGCAGCCCGCAGCGGTGAGGCCGTCCTCGAGGAACTGTGGGACGTTGAATCCGATATAGCAGACCCCGCAATCAGCAATCGTGCGACGGATGTCCTGGGGCTTGGAGGGGTCAACCTCAACGAACGCGGTGAGCTCGCGTCCATTGAAGCCTGTCTTCATCCAATAGGTCAGAACATTCTGTTCGATACCTCCTTGGTCAGTCCTAGGGTCCGCTGGGCTGTAGCCACACGCAGCCTCGTAGAGCATCAAGACGGCGGAATCATCGGGCGTTTGCATCGCCAGCAGCGCATTGTAGGTCCAAACCTGCTCGGCGTGTCCACACCCCGCGCAGGTACAGTCACCGAGCGCCCCGGCCCCTGCATTGAGCATGGGGCCCAAGTTTGCAGGCATCCCGGCGCCATAGTTGATAGCCGCTGGAATGGGAGGCAGCGTTACGCCTGCGATGAGGGCAGAAAGGTGGGGTACCGCAGGATTACGAGCCCGCGGTCGCCGGCCATACTTCACTCCAGTCATCAGCTAATCGCGAAATTCGTCACTGGGTTAGGTATCGCCGGAGCCGCCGCGGGGAAAGTCTTGCAAGCCTCCGTGCTCGGCACGCTGTCCCCGTTGGCATCCACCACCACAAGATATACGTAGGCGGTCGAGCCCGCAGTCAGACCAGTATTGACCACAATAGGGGAGCCCGTGAGGCCGCTCGCTACCTGCACCTCTGATCCGGAGGTCGCTCCTTGGAACACGGTATAGGTCAGAGGCAGCGTGATCGCAGTGCCGTTGGTATTGGTCGTGGGAGCTGTGAACGTCAGCGTGATGGTGGGGGCCACCCCCTGAGCACCTTGGATGCATGTAGTAGCTGCCGTTACGCTCGCCGGTAGTCCTGCATGAACCGAGCCAGCGAACGCAAGGAGCGCGAGCAACCGGATGAAGGTCCGCATTTCGTTCTCCTACGCAGTGAATACCGCGGTGACGCCCGGTGCGCTGGGCGCAGCGAGAGCGCTTGGGGGAACGGTAACGGAAGCTACTCCAGCAGCGCTCACGTTTCCCTCGATGTCAGTCACCACAGCGCTGTAGTTGTCCGTGGAGCCAAAGTCCGGGGAGCTGTCCGTGAAGGATGCAGAGGCAGCGACTGGCGGATTGACTCCCAAGGTATCCCAGGTCGCGACTACAGCAGCTGTAGCGGTGCCGTCCGCCTTGCTAAGCACGATGGAGGCGATATCGCTAAGCGCGAGCGCCGAGCCATCGGTACGGGTAGTGGGGGCAGTTATGGTAACGAGGGTACTGGACATTTGGAAAGCTCCATGATGGTGATGTTGATGGTGAAATGCGGCCCATATCAGCGGTGCCGACGGTGGGCACCACCAGTGTGAACGATGCCGACGTCTCATCCCTTTGCCGTGCTCAGCTGCTGTACATAGTAGGTAGCCACAGCATCAATCTGCGTCAGGATCAGATCGCCATTCACGGCCGTGAGTTTGCCGATGATCGTGGATTCCAGTGCCGCCAGCTGTGTGGCAAAGGTGGCCAAGAGCTCATTCAGCACCAAAGCTGCGGCCGGGTCCTTGACGGTAGCGAGCAGATTCTGGATTGCGGTCTGAAGGTCCGTGACCCCGGAGGCTTCCCCGGTATTCACCTCGATCAAGGCTCCGGTGAAGCCTGCAATGGCCTTCGCACGGGCTAACTGAGCCGGTACTCCTGACTGGCCGAGAATATCCTTGGCAACGATGTATTGGAGGAGTCCAGCACCGAGCGCCAGAAGCGGGTCCACGGTCGGCAGGACAGGAAGGGGCGTGTTCATGGAATCTCCTTAAGGGTTGAATCAATCTTCGTCATCGTCATCTGGCTCGGCAGCCGGTGTCATATAGGTCATGCAATCGCATATGCTGCAGGCGCCGGTCTGTCCTTCGTGATCGCGCTTGCCATGACCGCAAATACAAGGCTCGACGGGTTGTTTGATCATTTAGATTGTCCAGATGTGGTTGGGGGCAACGAAGGCGCAGTGTTACGTTTGATCTGCGCAACTACGACGATAAAAATGAGGTTCGCGATTGAACACCAGTGAAAAGCAGTAGGCGACATGAGTGTCGGATCAAGTGTAATCGTAGCGAAAACAGCCTGCAATGTAGCGAGGATCGTAATGGCGTTCGACCACCCCAGCCATACCACATAACGGAAACTGAAATAAGCCGGCACGGGATCATCCGTCATGTCGTACTCCCGGTGAGAAGCATGTGCGCGAGCACGGCATAGCGTGGACCCAATTCAAGGTTTTTGACACGGCACTGGGCAGCAGCGTTAAACCAATCCCCGATGGATAGGTAATGGATCATGGAAGGGAAAGCTAAGAGTCCCGAAAGCCCATCGTTGAATGCGATATCCAGACACACCCGCTGGCGCACAGGGTCCAGTTGGACGTACCAAGGGATGCGCATAAGCGCCTGCTCAAGCTCCTGAACCTGTGCCGTAAGAAGTGCCGATGCCGCAAAGGGACTGATCCCGGCGTCAATATTCCACCCGTACCCTATGCTCGTATGCCCTTGGGTATCGGTATACTTGGTCGCCCGGAATCCTTCTTCGGTCTTGAGGGAAGGCAATAGCAGATCAAGCGCCGTGCTCATCGTCTCCAGAACTCCAAAACCAAGAAGAACACCACCTGCAGTGTCAGTACGATTCCGACACCAGTATAGATTTTAGAGGAAAGGCCGTTGATTCTCTCTTCCGTTGCGTCCCGGTCTCTGCGCGATTCAACGCGTACGCTTTCCACCAGCGCCTTAACTTCCCGCATGCCGGAATCAAACAATTCCCGCGAGACAACAGCGGCGCGCTCTTCCAAAGCCTTTTGATGCGCATGATTGAGTGAGTTAAGCCGCCTTTCATATTCATTAGCCTGTAGTTTCCGAGCGTCATCAGCATCGTGAAGTTTGGTCTCCAGTATCGCAATGCGCACAGCATAGTCAGAAGTTTCGCTCACTACTGCGAGCCCCCGCCCCCGGGGAAGCTCAGGAACACCGCATTACCATAGCCGCTCTCAGGCAAGCTCACTGAGGCACCCACAGCTAAACCGCTGTTGGTCGTGCCATCGCCACCTAAGGTCGTGGTGATATATTTGAAACCCGTGAATGTATCTGTGACGGTCTGATTGCCGTTCCCGGGCGGGTTCCACAGAATCTCGCCATTCAAGAACCTACGGCGATAGACCCCGAGCGATCCGAGCGTTGAGTAGTACGGGGTTGATTGCGGTGGATCAATCGCAGGTCCCAGCCATCCAACGGTACCGTTCTGATACATCTCATCGCCGACAAATAATGTCGAGTTTGAATACTGCCCGGGGGCGAAGTAGTAGCCGCGCATCTGCGCCCAGGCAGCATACGAGCGCCACGCCTGCCACTCCGCCGTCGTCCAGCTCGATTGCGTGCTCGGCCAGCTCAGCGAAGCCGATGGATTCTGCACGTTCCAAATTACCGCTCCGCTTGCGTTGACCTGTTGCTCTGCGCTGATGCCTTGAGCGAAGGTCGTGGTGAACCCTCTTTCTGCAAACAGCGAATACGACTGCCCAATCACCGCCTCATCGAAAATAGCGTCGTAAAGAGCGACGCCGGTTGGATCGAGCGCCGTGCTGTGATAGTTCGATTCCTCGAACCAGTCCGAGTTACCGATCAGCAGCAGATGGTCCACCGAACGCTGGGCGGAAATGCCTTGGGCATTGCCCTGCTGCAACCATGCGGAGGTGGTGGCGTTCGGCGGGTAGCTCGTGGTGTTCTGCGCCCACGCACCGGTCACGACCGGGTAGCTGTTCTGATTGTCGAGAAAGAAGGTGTCGCAGTGCGGGCACGCCGCCGTGGCATGCGACTCATCGAACAGCGACGCGAAAGTCCCTTGCGTGTATCCCTGCCACCAGTAATAAGCCTCCGCTGCCCAAAATGTCATCCCAGCCGTCGGCGCAGGATTTACAGTCGGGCCGCTATTGGCGAGCGTTACACTGTTTGCCCCTAGATTAGCCTGATTAATGCTGAGCTGGAGTTGCCCGCTGGCAGTAGCCGAGTCAACAATTGAGCCGCTCGGGTAGCTTGAGAGCAGGAACCAATTGCTGGCGTTGATATTTCCGACGCGATACTCGAACGTCGGGGAGTTGCCGGTCACGCCATCGACCGATGACTCCATAGGCATGTAGTAGATGGAGCCGAGCGTCGGAAACGCGGCACCATAGCTCAACGACTTCGTTTTGATGGCGGCGAAGATGGCGTTGTGCGTCTCGCCGATTGTCTGCTCATCCCCGATGTAGCCTGAGATGGTCACGCCATTAAAGTATGCCGCCTCATTCTGCCAGGCGCTCGTCGCGTAATAAGTTCCGGGCGAGACCGAATCCAGCCAGAAGCGCGGGTAATTTTGTGCTGCTAGAGAAGGTTCAAAATAAGCGCCTATCGGGCCGCCAGCCGTGGAGGCTCCGGAGCAGGAGGCCGACGCGCAGGCTGTAGTGGTCGCGGTTATGTCGGCATTGCTTCCAGATACGGGGGGTAGGGCATTAGGAGTCCAGGCGTTGAAGCCGATGGAACCGTAGGCAATGTCCTTGAACGTGCCGGTGGGGTATGTCTCGTTGTCCAGCACCGTAAGGTTGTCGTTCCACGTGTAGTTGGTGTAGAACGCATTGAGGACTGTCGTGCCACCGTTCTCGCCGGTACCACCAATCGCGTACGTTCCATCAAAGATATTATTTGTGAACGTCCAACGATCTGAATAAACTGTATTAGGAGATGAAACATCGTAGATGCCGGCTGTGTACAGGCCACTGTTCTGGATATTGGTTGGATCAATGATGAAAGTGTTTTGATTTATTGAGACGTCCGGTACGATGCCATCTGCCCACAGACCATAACCCTGATCCTTCGTGCCAGAGACAGGGATACCGGGGGCGATCTGCACGATATTGTTCTGGAAGTTCACGCGCCCGGTCCATGCGGTTGCGCTGTAATCTCCTGTGAATAAATATGCGCCGGAATTGACGCCATAGATTTTGTTGTCATGGATGTTGACGTCTGACACATACAGATATGGGCATTCGCCCAGCACCGTCGTGGTGTAAGCCAGACCCCCCGCACTCCACGCGGTAAACGCCGAGCTATTAATGTTAGTAGTGGCGGTCCATGCACCAGACATTCCACCGATCGCGGTGACAGTCCCCTCAATGTTGTTGATCTGCGTCATGCCGGCGGTAATGCCAGATACGATGATCGTGCCGCCAACCGTGAACGGCTGCGTGCCGGCTGCGGCCGGATTATAGGCTGTGACCACCGCGCAAGTCGGTGAGCAATTCCCCTGCGTGATTCCAGTGACTGTATAGCTCGTCACAGCAGATGTCTGGTCGCGGGCTCCAATCACAAACGAGCGCCCGTGCTGGCCTTCGGAGGCCAAGCCCGACCAGTTGCCCTGATGCAGGTTGCCGTAGGCAGCGATCCGCTGCCCCATCTTCAGCTCAAAGTGATTCTTCGGGCTCTCGCCAAGTGTGTTTGCCAGCCACTGGGTGGGCTTGGTGTTGTAGTTGTAGCGATAAACGATGTCGTGAACCTGCTGCGACTGCGCGATGTAGGTGCCACCAAAGAGCACGCCCTCGCTTTGACCCTCGATGTAATTTTGTTCAATAGCGATCTGGCCACCGCCAGCGTTGAAGATGGCGTTGGCGTCTCCACCAGCGCGACCGCCACCGCCTGAGTCGTTGGCGATGCCTCTGATGTAGCTCTGATGTACAAGCAGGTTATTACACACCGCACCGATCCCATGAGTCACGAAGCTCATGCCGCTGCCGTAGGTGGCAGTATCAGGACCAATCAGATCACGGTCGAAATAAACGCCAGCGCAAGGTGTATTGGTGATATCTGGGCCAGCCAAGGCGCCGGCATATACCGCGTAGTACATCTGCGCGGTAATGCTCGGCGTGGGCGTGATGTTGATCCCCACAATGCGCAGCTTGTCGGTGCCTGGTGGTATCGTCAGGCCGATGCCAGCGCTGCCATATGGAAAGCTGATCGTCGCCATCGACGGGGTGATGTCGAATGGCGTCACCCCGCTGAGGATCGCCGTATAGAGTGTGGGGCTCGCCGCATTGACTAGACCGACAGACCATGTGACTGAGGTCAAGCCTTTCGTGTATGTAACAGAGCGCGTATCTGGAACAGCCCCGGCAGTTGTCGGGATGAATAGCGTGGGATACGCACCGGAACGCCCGGTCCAAGCGGTGCTAAGCGTTGCCCCCGTAGCATTGGCGATGAGTGAAGAGGTAATCGCGGTCGCGGTGTAATCAAGGGGCGTCGCGTTGGTTGTGTACGCGGGCAGCGTGCCGGAGCCGTTGTAGCCGGGGTCCTGGCTGGAGACGATGTAGGTCCAGCTGTTCGTGCCGGTAAAGACAGGTGTCGTAAAATTGCCGGAGTAAATAGCTCCGGCCGTGAGCACGATTATGTCCCCGCCGTTTATGTTGGCGGCGTTAAGTGCGTACTGCAGTCCGCAGCCGGTAGCCACTCCAGCCGAAGGGGTGCAAGTTGCGTTATTGCTGCTGGTGTTAGTGGCTTTCCATGTCGTGCCGCCCGTAGGCAGCGAGTAGGGAACAATCCATGTGGCAGGATCAGTCGGAGGTGCAGGAGCCGTGGTGGGCGTCGTGTTGCCGGCAAGTGTCGTGAATGACCACGTGGGGGATGGATTGGTCTCTATCCCGTTTTGCTCTCCCGTCCACCAGTAGGTATAAGCCGTGCTCGCCGTGAGAGTTTGATCTAGGTAAAAGACTTGCGGCTGAGATCCAGGCTCAGTGAGGGCCGGTACGATACCGGAAACGATTTTCGTACCGTTGCGATATAGGTTGTAGGTATAGCCCGGACTCGGACTAGCAATAGCCGGCGGCCATGCCCCCACTTCCGCCGCAGTACTGCTAACAACTCCAGGCCAGATTGCCTGCGGGGCATTGAGTAAACCCGTCGAATCCGTACACAGCGGAGTATTCCCCGCGAGCAGGATCTGCGTGCCGACCTGAATGCAGCTTTGCGCGCTGACAAATGCTGGCGCGAAAGCAAGGAATGCGATCCCGAGGAGACGGGTGATTTTGTTCATGGCCTTCACCCTAGAAAGGCAACCAGGTTGTCGCCGGAGCATTAGTAGGAGTACCACTCACGGAGTTATAGACCATCGCAAAACAGGGTCCTCCAGCTGAGGAGGGACCCATGGTTGTCGGGAATCCCGAAGTCGCGGTCGCGGGCGCCGTCACCGTCCATGTGATCGTGCCAGTAAGGTTCTTGAAGCAAATGCGGCGCCATTCACCATCGGCATTGGGAGCGGCAAGCGTGACTGTAAATGCTCCAGATGCGGTATTGGCTGACTCGTAAGTTGTCTGAATTTGTGCAGCGAGAGTATCTGAGGTAGTCCCGGTATTTACCGCTCTAGCAGTGCTCAAGGTATGCACAGAACTGCCGAGCGTAATGGTATTGGAGCCGCCACCGATATTAACTTGGCTGTTGGAACTGCCAGTCGCGAGACTAATGGAGGAGCCGTTATTACTGACATTCAGATTCACGGTGCCATCGTTAGTCAATGCCGTGAAGGTCCCAGGCTCTGGCGTCGTAGCCCCGATCGTCACGCCATTCATCGTGCCCGATGAGTCAGAGTTGATGACAACGGCGTTTGAACCACCTCCAATAGTCACTTGACCCGTGGTAGTGCCAATCCCAATAGTTGCCGAGTTGCCAGCGGCATTAGCGGTTAGCTGGACACCGCCGTCCACGGTAAGCGAATTATCCAAGGTGACAACGCCAGTGGCAGTCAATGCAGCAACCGTGGCTGCCGCGGGTGTCGTCCCACCAATTACCGTGCCATTAAGGCCGGTAGAGGTGAACTCCCCAACACTCGCCCCGTTGATTGATATGTTTACCTGATTGCCCGAAACCCCATTGTAGAAGCCATTGCCAATTGCACTCTGCGAAGCATTCAACTGGACATTGTTGAAAGTGCTGGAACTGGCGAACAAGCTTGCAAGAGCAGTCCCCGTAACACTCTCTGTCTGACTCGCAGCCTGCGAATAGATCAAAAAGAGATCTGTCGAAGCCGGGGTACTGTCGGCTGTTAAATTGTTGAGCGTGATACCGGATTGCCACGAGGCGGGTGTGCCCGTGCCATTGGAGGTGTAAATCTGATTCGAGATCCCGCTTGGGGTGACACAACCCGCGCCAGCACAAGTTAAGCCGATGGCTGGGATATCGGCCGATACCAAAGCCCGAAAGGCAGGGGATGCCCCACCACCACTGACAGGACCTGAGAGCATGGTGTTGGCGTTCTGGATATTCGCCGTAATGGCTAGCGTGCCATTAGTCGTGATGGGGGAACCTGAGACCGTAAACCACGAAGGAGCAGTGAGTGCGATGCTCGTGACAGAACCGCCCCCACCCCCTCCACTACCGCAACTCGTGGTCAGAGTTGGGGCCGCAGACAGACTCGACCAATTGATACAGTAGATGCCCGTCGAGCCGGGTAGTATTCCCCCGAAGAGCGCGCCATTGTTATATTGGAGTCCATAGAGACTCCCTCCAGGACTCGCCCCACCACCACCTCCGCTGCCAATGGGCACCCATCCTGAACCATTGTTTACCATTAATCCCTGATCGGTCGTGAAGGCATAGGTGTTGGCGGGGACCAAGTCGTAAGGCGGCAGTGAGGCTGAAGGAATTGGGCCACCGAATATTCCGTAGGGGCCGTTGGCACCGGCCTGCGCGAGAGCCAACCCAGGCAGGAGGAGGAAAAGCAGGATGAGTCTGCGCATGGAAGTTCTCACTGAGCGAGCGAAAAGGTGACTTGGTCCAGCGACACAAAGCCGCTCGAGGTAAAGCCGCTGGCGTCTGAGATTTCAAGATTCCCAGCCGGCGTCACATCGAGCCTCACCGGGGAATAAGCACTACCGCTGTAGGCTTGAGCGATAATCAGAAGCTCATAGGATGGTCCGACCGGCAGGCTGAGAAGCGCAGTACCGCTTGTGACTATCCCTGGCTTGATGAGGCCACGAAGAGATACGCGCCCGTTCAGATCTACCTGATACTGAGGTGGGGCAAAAAAGTCCCCATAGGGCGCCCAGCCGTTCTGCAGCGTGAGGTTTTGCCAAGCCGGAGGTTGAGGACGCCACGTCGAGAGCGCATTGAGAAACGTCTGCCATTCGGCCTGCGTCTTGGGCAGCTGCTGAGGCAGCTGGGCCGGTTGTGGGACCCCGGGCTGAGATTGTGAGACGAGCGATGCCACGGGAACCGAATATCGGTCGGCTGGCAAGAAGCAGTGATGCGTTCGCGGTTAGAGCCTATAATCCCCTCATGCGAATCGCTCAGTTCCTCGGCATCTTCATCGCGATGTCCGTTCCTGCTATCTGGAATCAGGCGTGGTTCGAGCGGTACTACGAGCGCAAAGAGAAACTCAAAAAGGACAAGATCCTCGCGCGCTTACTGCGAAGTCAGTAGCCCACCATATAGCGCAGGCTTTGCCAAAGGCTTCATGAGGCCCGGGGCGGCAGTAGCCGCGCGATAAGCCGGAGCTGCACCGCGCAGATATGCCCGACTCGCCATATTCATGAGCGCAGGGGCTGCGAGCATACCAGCACCACCACCCTCGAGCGCTCCATGACCTGTCAGATGTCCCGTCAGCCCACCCAATGCGCTTCCCAGAAGCGGCAAGATTCCAGATCCTAAACGTGTTGCGGTGCCCGAGTCCCCGACTACCGGCTTGAACGCCTGGGAGAATCGCGCCGCGTTGTACAGGTCCGACTGATTACCCCCGAATGTATAACCGCCGCGATCTGTGCGCTGCAGGACATTCGCTAATACTTTACCGTTCACATCTCCAGTCGAGGGATTCACAACTCCGGGCTTCACCAGCGTCATGAGGCTGCGATACTGACCGCGTGCTGCTGCGTACGTCGCGGCATCCTCTGGTGACAACGAGGATTGCAGCAAGTCATCCGTGTGATCCTTGATCTGATAGAGCGCTTGACCTAAGTCCCGATCCCCTCCTTGGCTCGACATCTGCTTATAGGCGGCTTTACCGAGTTTGCTCGAGAGCTGACCTACCTGCTGCCCGTTGATAGCGCCTGAATCGGTAAGGGACTGAAGCTGGGCTACAAGCGGATGGTCCCGGATGCTCATATTTCCAGGCAGGAGTCCGCTGGAATCCGTATCGATGCCATCGATCACTGCGCGAGTCGTGGCTGGATCTGCCTGGATGATGCGATTGGCGCTGCGGGCATTCTGAAACACATCCCCCAGCCGCTCGTTCGCACGTCCCAAGACAGAAGCATCTAATGATGTGCCGCTCTCACCGATTGCGCGAGCGGCTTGCTGATTAAGGACCTTGGTATTGCCGGATGAGATCGCGCTGAAGGGCCCAGAAGTCCACGGCTGGGATTGCAACTTGGCCTCAAACTGCTGCATGGGAACTGAGCCGACCGCCTGGCCGGGTGTGGCACGCATACCGATCGCTTGCCCACCAGCTAAAGCCTGTTGCTGTGCTCCCGTGAGATTGCTAGCGGCCTTTGCGGCAGCTGGCGCGAAATTGGCGGGCACATTGCCCATCGTCGGAACTGGCTGCGGCAGCTTGCCTCCTATCACGCCCGAGGTCAGATTCTCGGCCAGATTGTTCAATCCGCCAGTCGGCGCAGGTACAGCGGCATCCAGGTTCTGATTGAACATGGATGACGGCAACTGATAGTCAGCCGTCGGCTTCTGGCCGGTCGCCTTGTAGTAAGCGTCTCCCAGAATGTTGCGCGTGCCCACACCCAGATCCATCGCCGCAAGAGGAAGGGCAGCGACCGCTTTGGCAGGGATGCGCACCGCTTCGCGGCCTATGAAGCGACCAATACTCGCCGCAGAATTATCAGGCTGTGATGTCGTATTCTGCTGCGAAGTCCCGCTCAAAAGCGCGCCAAACTCATCGGGAGCTGCAGAAGGAGCTGCAGACGCAGCGGAAACTGGCTGAGTCGTCTGCGTCAATAGCGAATCAAATTCGTCAGGGGGTGGCATTTGCGCCCCAGTACTGGCTCGGCTTTGGCGCCCAGCCGCTTCCCGCAGCCTTACGCCAGGAGTTCACGAAGGACTGCCCCTGCTGGCCCATGGATTGCACGATCTCTTTCTGGATGGCCGGAGGCGAGCTTGCAACCACGAAGTAAAGCGGGTTCGAGTTCTGGATAAAGTCGTTGCGCACATTGTTGACGCCGTTCACATCCAAGGAAGATCCGCGCTGTTGTGCGACCTGTGCCCGAGCCATGTTGTAGCGAGCAATGCCGTCCATGTAGCCGGATACCTTGTCGAGCCCGTTCTGTGAGAGCGTGAGATTAGGCAAGCTCTTGCCCATGTACTGGAAGATCTGCGCAGCCTCTCGGCTACCGAGCTGCTTGGTCGCCGCGGCCTGCAACTGAATGGCGATCTTCTGACCTTCCTGAGCGGAACCGAGGGACTTCATCTGATCGGGCGTGATGAGCCCGGCAGAATTAAGGTACTGCAGCGTCTTCATCCGAGTTTCAGCGAACTGGCCCGGGGAGAAATCATTCGCAGCCTGGCGCAGCTCCTGAGTCTGCGCGAGCATCTGCTGACCACCTTCAGCTTGGGTCTGATATTCCTTGTTCGCTTCGATGGCGCTCTCAGCGTTGCCGTGGAGCATCGTGGTGGTGCCCGGACCGAGCTTCGCTACACCACCGGGAACTGTAGCTGCCGGCGCTGTACCGGGTTGCGCGAAGGGACCGAGAGCCGTGGATGCCGCAGCGGGTGGCGTGGTGGGCCTAGATCCACCGGGTTTGGCCTGACCACCCAAGAGCGCGGCTTTGTTGATGAAGTGCGTATTGCCTTGGCTGTCGGTGACTTCCTCAACCTGACCGGTAGCCTCACCCTGAGCTTCAGCCGCGGCTTTCTGCTGCAATGCCACTGACATCCCAGGCATGAGACTTGCCTGGTTCCCTGTGCTTTCGATGCCGGAACTCGGATTCAGGGTCGAAATCACCCCACTCCCGGGATTGATACGCGTCTGGATACCGCCCATCGAGGAGATATGCAGAAGCCCCAAATCCTGTTGGAGCTTGCCGTTGTAGATGGCCTGAGCGAGCGCGTGGTTGCCTTGGGCTTGTGCCTGCTGGATCTGCTGCTGATCCACCGCGACAGCACTCTTGGCACTCTCCATCCGCGTCGCCATCCCGGGGTCGTATTGGAGCTGCGCCTTGCCGAGCTCGGTCAGCCCTTGGCCTCCAATGCCGCCCATATCCATGAGCGCACCCATACCCATGGTCGAAAGTCCGTTACCACCCCCCATGAGGCCTTGCTGTGGAGGCGCTGCAGAGGCCTGTGGGGGCATAGACTGGGCAGGCGCTCCCTGTGGGGCGGGTACGCCTTGGGCGCCCTGTGGGGCTCCCTGCGCTAGCGGTGGCTGTCCCTGCGCATAGCGCGAGGCAGCCTGAATGATCGGTAGCTGGGCCTGCATGCGCTGCATCTGCAGCTGCTGCATGCTGCGCTGCTGCTGGGCGGCTCGGTTCTGCTGATAGCCCTGAATGCCTTGCATGAGGCCATCACCGAGATTGCCGCCATATTTGGCCCCGGACATGAGCCCCATGCCGAGGAACTGAAGAAGCTGCGGGTCAGCAACCTTCGAGATATTCCCGAGAGCGGCCATGAGACCGCCAGAGGCGGGTGCAGGCGCCGCATTCGGCGTCGGAGGGGTATCTGCGTCAGGGTCGGCCATGCTACTGGCCGCCACCCAGGAGGCCACGCAGCATGAGCTGCTGCATCATCTGTGGGTTTACGCCCTGCCCTCCTTGCATTTGTCCTCCCATCATCCCAGCACCGGAGCCGGGAGCAACGGGGGGGCCCCCTTGCACTACAGGGGTCTGGCGTGGCAGTTGGGCCTGCGGCATGGGCTGCTGGCCGGCGCGTGCCAGTCCCATCCCTTGATTCATGAGGCCCATGGCGGGACTTTGGCCCATCTGACCACCGCCTTGTCCCATCGCAGCAAGTCTCGCGAGCATGGAGTTTTGCGGTTGCGCCGCTTGAGGATTGGGAGCACCAGCGGCTGTAGCCGCATTTGGCCCAGCAGCAGCCGAGGGGAAGTTCTGCAACCATGTTTGCAGCTGTTGGCTGTTTGCCTGACCGCCGCCTCCGCCACCTCCGCCGCCGCCTGCCATACCTATCTCCTATGCCGCGAATAGCGCGGCGAGTTCTGCCGCAGTGCCGACCCCAGCAATACCAAGTCCAGCATCCTGCATGGCCGAATTACTGTTCTGCTGTGCCGAAGTACCGCCCATGGATGAGCCGTTGAGCCCGAGAAGCCCCGAATACCATGAGAGCGCATTATAGGGCGCGTTGATAAGGTTCTGCTGTTCGGTTTGCTCAGTGCCACCGGCCTGCATCTGAGCCTGTGCCGGAGCATATGCGCCCTGTACTACCCCGGGAGACAGCGCCTGAGCCTGCGTCATGGCGTTAAGGCCCGACTGGTATTGCCCGCCGTAGAGCTGGGAGGCGAGATTGTTCAAGCTGCTTTCTTGCACCGGGGTTGAGTTTATGACGTTGGAACCTGCAGCTCCGAACTGCGAATCCATGGTGTTCTGGACCTGATTGGCACCCGTTTGAAACTCCCCAGCCAAATAGGGGTTTGACGAGGCATTCATCAAAGCACCGGAAGTCTCCAGCTGATTCGCCCCAAGAGCTGAATTCGCTGCGCTCTGCGCGTAGGGACTCTCGGCACCCGTCGCGGCGATGCCGCTTTGCTGCATGCCAGACAATGGCGCGACAAGAGAGCTTGCAGGCTGAGTAGACATGGGCGTCGCGGTTCCCAACTCCTGAGAGAGGTACGGCTGCACCCATGCCGGGAGGGTGCTCTGCGTCGTTGAGGTGCCACCGCTACTCATTGCATGGTCCTCAGTTCCTGCGGCTGGCCGAGGGACTGGGTTTGAGGAGGTTGCACTCGTGCCTGCAAAATGATCCCAACGCGCTTGGCTCCAAGGATCTTTTCCCATCCAGGTCGGCCCCACATCCTCAACATTTGAATCCCCCGACGCACGCATTCTTCTTGGGCGTAATCCCACGCACGAACGATCGCGGCGAGATCATCCCCGCCCGCATATACGATTGTGCCTACGCGCTGGCGAGGATAATTCCAAATCTGGAATACGAGCGCGAATTCCCCTTCGCTGTACCAAAGCCCGTAGTACCCACGCGCGATGCCGAGGAACACATCCGAAAGCTGCTCGTCCCCGGTCCCGTATTCGAGCGCGCGCTCGATCCAATGGCGCACCTTGGGCCAGATGTCCTGCAATTGCTCCGGCGTGACCTCGTAGTTCACCGAGGCTACTGTGGTGACTTTCAAGCCCCCAAGTTAAGCATTCTCGGCTAGTTGACCGTCAGCAATGCGGTCGTAGCGAGATTCGGTGGCATCGTGATCGTGAAAGTTCCGGAAGTGACCGTCTGGGCACCGAAGTTATAAGCCATGATTGCGCGATTGTTCTGACTGGAATTGTAATAAAGAAGGCAGTCAAAGAGCGCGGAAATGGTAAGCCCCGTCCATTGCAGATTGGCACTCGGAGTCCAATAGCCCGTGGTCCCGGCCGTGGTCGGCGGATTGGCATTTGTGACGGCTTCCCCGCCCGCGGTGTAGCCGGTACCAGCTACCTCTCCTGTAGCGCTATAAGCGGTCGTTGCGGCCCCTATCCCCTCATTCTGGTAGTACAGCGCGCCCTTGACCGTATCCGCTCCAGTCCCGGCCCGGGTATTGGTAGTGCCCAAGTTGTGAAAGGCCTGAAGAATCTCGGCCTTAAACGACACACAGATGCCGGCTGTATTGGCTCCACTCATCGCAGCTTACCCTTCGTCGGCAGAGGATTGCGCGGAGGTCCAAGAATGTTCACATGCACATCCCGGCGCACCATCTCTTCCCCCTGATACCACTCAGTTGCAGTGACTCGGCAGTTATCCCCGTCCGTCACGATGTCCTTCACGGTGAGGGAGGTGCGATCAATGAGACCTTTGGTCGTTTGCACTTGGTCGGTCATATACCCCCTTCAGTTTCCATGTAGAGCGTGGCGCCCTGAAGATTAGTTGCAGCTCCCGAACTCACTCTCACCCGATTATAGATCCCGGACTGAAGGATAGGAGCAATTCTAGAGAATGTGTCCGGGGTCCCGCTCACAGAGTACGCCACAGGATCAGTAAGTGCGTTTCTGCTTCCCACAACCACGCTCGGAGTATCAGTCGAAGCCACATGAGGTCTAGCTCCACTGATCAGTCGTCTTTGACCATCGTTGAACCAGATATCGCAGCTCTCGATATATCCGCTCATTGTTACCCCAGTGAGCATATTGGGGGTGTTGGTCTGGTCCATGAGCCCCAGGAGCTGAAGTGTCGCGGGGTCCCCGATAGTTGCGTTATTTGAAGTCCAGAGTGTCTGGCAAGAAATTGCAGCTCGGGTCCACTGTTGGGCGAGTGTATTGTAGGTAAGAAGCGTGTCGGGGAGCGTATTAACCCCTGTCGGAATCGCAAAGAAAATGCAGCGCTTCTGAGAGTCGTAACCTGTGCGGATCGCTTCTAAAGCTGCGATATTCACGTTCTCCCAGAACCATCGATCAATGCCTGCGGAATTGTTGGAAGCCGTCCCGATCGGTACGACATTCGCTCCGTCGGTATAGAAAAAGCCCTCATCGCTTAAATAATAGACTAAAGGCCCAACCCGAATTGCAGCTCCGTGGGCGATAACCCCGCGCTTGAATTCGTATTGTGCCCAGGAGAAAACGACATTGCCGCCGATGTAAGAGGCTTTCGTGATACCGAAACTCTGGAAGATGAGCCCATACAGTGGATACCCCGCGATGAACATGACCGGTCCGTAATCCACATCCAAATCATTCTGCCCAGACTGTGCAGCGTAAGCAGCTTGCGTGAGAGGTACGGGCCAGTTGGTTGGATCTCCGATCGCGCTCCACGAACACCGATAGGGTGCGACTTGATCGTACAGCGCCGTAACAATGTCCCCATTTGGAGGGGCGGTACCAAAAGTGAGCTGGATGGAGCCGGTTGCGAAGTCCACAGTTCCCGATGCGAGATATCCGGTGCCACTGACGATGCCGGTACTGTTGATGGTCCCCGTGAGATCTCCTGATGTATCCGTGATCGTGCCCGCGGCCGTAACTGGAGTTTCAAGTGCCGTTGAGACGCTGGTAGTCGTGCCATCGCCTGTAAAAATCGTCTGTTTTTGTTGCTGGTACAGGTCCCCCAACATAAGGAACTGCCCGACGATCGCTCCCACGCGACCCCCGGGCGCTCCAGGTGGGATCTGGAACTGACTCCCCGCTCCCTGGTTACTCCATAAATAGGGACCCGTAGCGGCAGCATTCTGAGTGTAGGGGATCGCCGCGACATATTGACCCATGCCGCAAAATGACCAGAAAGTGGCTCCGATGCTCATGTGATCTGTACCGTATACTCATCCCCCGAGACGATCGACAACGCATTAGCTCCCGACCATTGCCATGATGAGCCACCCGCAGAACTTGAATACGTCGCAGCCGATGCCAGCGCGCTCTGGGTGCCAATCTGAAGCTCATGGAAATAAGCGGCACCGAGCCCGGGTGGTGAAATAAGGAGAATCATGTAATTTGAGCGAGGGGGGGGCTGAGTGAACAATGTCAACTGCGTGACGATATTGCCATTCGCATCGGTCGAGGGAGTAAGCGATCCGGTAGTGCCTGCGATATAGCCTGATGTTTCAGAAGAAAACGAGCCCGCGACCAAAGTTGCACGAAGAATGTCGATGACAGCCGTGATGACACCTTGCGCGAGGGTGAGTCCGAAACTGCCTCCCAAGGGAAGAGGTTGCCAGATGCCATTGATCAATGCGCTGATTTGCCCGTTGCCGGCCGCAAAGATGTATTCCTCACCCGTGGAATTGTCATACCAGCTAAAGGCATTCAATGCCTGAAATCCGAGCGCAGGTCCTATCGAAGCAGGAGATGGAATCGAACAATAAGCCCCGTCTGCATAGTAGACATTCAGACAATCCGCTGCGGGTACGGGATCAGCGAGCGCGGGGTAAAACGGAATTTGTACCGGGATGTTCTGCAGATCCGGCTGCCAGGGCCCGAACTGCAACGTCAGTGGATCACTCACGCTGTCTCGATTTGCATGACCGACGGTGCCCAGCGCTCGGCCTTGTCGCGATCAACCAGAGCCTTCAACCGCGGCTGATAGACCGCGGTCCACCTGGCAATGAGCGGGTCATTCTCGAGGAACTTCGCGACCTCGAGCATGCAGGCAGCGTGCAGCATCATCGGGGCTTGTTCGGTGAGCCAGTTCGTCGTCGCGGACGAGGAAAGCGCCGGGATGGCTTGGTAGTAGGTTCCCGACATCTGGTACGCCGAATCAGGATACGGGCCAAATACAAAGACGCTACCTCCGGCACTCATTGCCTGTGAGCCCACAGCGAGGGTGGGCGCAATGGGTGCCACACTGGACACAGGATAAGTCCCGATCCCGCCCTGAGTGCCGCTTGTAATGCTGCCGCTGATGATTACGCCAGCTCCCGGGCCGCTTGGAATCCCGGCACCCGCAAGAATCTGACCGGTCTGAATGAGCCCGCTCGCAATCGCCGTGATGATGGCGTTTCCGCCCGAGATTGATGCGGTGAAAGAAGCGGCCGAGAGAACGTCACGCGCAATGTACGCGGGAAGTCCCGAAGGTTGTCTGACAGGGTATCGATCCGATAGCCATGCCGGGGACTTGAAGATCAGTGGCCATTGGTCCGATGAGCCGTCGCTGATGTAGAGCACCTTGGGAGCGAGCCAGTCAGCAGGGACTGGAAGGGTACCCCCTGCGATCAAACTCGGCGCATAGGCGTTCTCCATCCACTGGACGTAGTTGCCGAAGTTAAGATCAGGGATGTCATTCTGCACCGCTTCGATCGCGGCTTGAATGAAGTAATCGCTCGGGACTACCCCATCCCCGAGCGCTGTAATAATGTCAGCGCGATGCGCGTAGTCAGCTAAGGCATTCGTGAGAGAGGCGTAGTCAATTACGGGAGGCGCCATGATTTAAATGCGCTTATCAATGGTAGTCCTAAAAGCCTTAAATTCTGGCCCTTTCAGCTCCTTCATTATGCGCTTGTTGTATTGCTTATCGAAAACTTGTCCCGGTGGGATGCCCAATCTCTGGGCTATACCCAGAATCACGTTGAAGGGCACCGCCATCGTGCGCCTAAGCTCCCCGCGATTGCCGAAGGCCCCTCGGTCCTCTGCGTCAATACGCCGACATTTAGCCGCATAGTCTAAATGTGGTTCTACGTCTTGATACGTCCCAATCTGGACATTACCGTCGGTATCTTCCTTGTACGTGGCGCGCTGCGCGCGGTCGAGGATCGCCGCGGCGCGTTCTACCGGACCGCCCATTTCAGTACGTCATTTCGGTGACGTAGAGTTCGCCAGTGCCGGTTATTCCCCACACCGAAACTTTGTCACCCGGAGCGCATCCAACGAGTAACGGCGGATCGCTGGACTTGATGGCAAGATCCGCAGTCGCCGTGGCGGCTGTGCCACCTTGGGAAATCGTCACCAGCGCCACATAGCCCGTGGCGGCTGGCGCAAGAGAGAGCGCGCAGAACCGTGTCTGCGGGCCCATCGCTACTGCGTCAGTCGTGTTCGATCCTGCCGCTACCGCAACCGCCCGTCCGGTGCCCTTGATGATCTTCGCATGCGAAAGAGGAACCTGGCCGCCCATGGGCTAACCGTTCGTATCGGTCAGGAACCCATGAGCATGCTCGTTGCCAACTTCGTTGCTGTACTCGACGATCAGCATCTTCTGATCCGAGTCACCGGTCTTGGCGAGCGGGACCGTCTGGAACGGCCGCAGATACGCCACCCGGGCATAGTTCGGATTGACGAAGATCATGTACGAGCTTGAAGCAAGGAAGATGTCCGGCACCATTTTCACTTGCCCGAAGTCGCTCTCGTACACATCGACCTTCGTCAAGAGCGTCGCATCTTCGACATCTATGAAACGAGTGCCTGGACCGGTGAAGGTCGAGACTTGCTGCTTGTTCTTGGGCGACAGCAAGCAGTACTCAGGAGACTCACCAGAGTTCTTGTACACTGACTGCAGGACAGTCTTGACATTCGCTTCAGTGGGGGCATTTAAAGTCGTGCCGACCGTATAGGCAGCGGTGCCATTGCCGAAGGTCTCGGAACCTGCCGTGACAGTTCCAGTACTCGCGGTGCCGGGAGTCGAGGCAACGGAGAGGAAGTTCGTCACGAGAAAACAGGGTAAACCCGCAGTATTGCGCGCGGTGCTGGACGAACCGGCAGAGCGGGCGTTGTTGTAGGTGAGAATGCCTTCGATGTCGCGCTTGAGTTCTTTGCTTTTCTTGAACAGCTGGTAGCCCATCTTATTGGTGCCACCAGCTGCGATCACGCTCTGAGACGTGCCAGAAATCGCGATCGTCTTGTTGCTGATCTGAGTATAGTTGCCCATGCGCCCCGTCGCCGTGAGTGCGATGTTCGTTGGGTTGTCGCCTTCGACTGCGGCATTTAAGAGGTTCTGCGCGGCGAGCGCGTCCACATCCCACTCGTGGTAGGTCTGTTTGGCTTCCGCCTTCTTCGCCATATTGAAATACGGCGTCTTGAAGGGGTCCACGTTGTAGACGGCGTCAATCAGATCCTCGCGGATATTGGTCTGCGTATAGACCTGGAGCGTATTGGTAGGAACTGTCACAGAAAACTCCTAGACGAGCGTCTCGAAATAGGCCGCACCTGCGTTTTGATCGCGGTACTTGGAGCCTTTCCAGCGCTCTTTGGCTTGTGAAGCTGCAACCCTTTGCGGGTCGCGGACCGTGCGTGTCCCGGGGCTTGAAACCTGCGGGGCTGCTCGCACGCGTTTGACTGCCTCAGCTTTGCCTGCCTGGAGTTTCAGAAATTGACTCGCGTAATGCAGTACCTGCATGTAGCGGTGGTCAAAGACCTGATTTAACTCTGCTTCGGTAAATCCGAGCTGCCGACCGAATGTTTGCATGTCGGCAGTGTCTGCTTTGAATCGGTTCGGATCGCGCCACGCGGGCACGATATCGAGCATGCGCTCGCGCTCCTGCACAAGGGTGCGCGCTTGCTCCTGCTGGCGTTGTGCTTCCTGCTGCTGGCGCAGTTGACCCAGCTGTGCCAAATGGCCCTGCACCTGGGCCAGACGCTGCTGGAATTCCTGAGAGCGCACGGCCCAATCCAGGGGACTCGTAGCTTTCAACTGCTCCAGCCCCTGGAAGTCAGCGAAGAGTTGCTGCTGGGCGAGCTGGAACAAGCCCTGCGCCGCGGTGAGATTCTGATTCCAGACCGTCTGCGCCTGAGTGGCCTGAGCTTCCCAGTCACGCTGCTTGTTGGCGAGCTCCTGGGAGCGACGGGTGTAGTTGCCCTCGCGCGAATACCCCTCCATCAGTTCCTTGAGCGCGATAGTCTCGCTCTTTCCATCGACCTTTACGGTGACGGGAAGGGTGAGGAAGGATTCGCGCTCGATCTTTGACTGCGTGAGGTAGTCGTCAAGGCTTTGGTACTCAGGGCCATCGGCAATCCCCTCCGCATCAGCCTGCTCGACATCATTTGCCTGCTGCTGAGCATTGGGATCAGCCTCTGAAGACCCTTCCGCGACCTTTGGATCAGGAACCGCCTTTAGGGCTGGTGCCTCCCCGCGAAGCGCTGCCTGGTTCGCGGTGTCCCGTGCGCGCCCCTCTTGGAGTTGCTGCGCTTCCTTTGGCTCTTGGGAATCAAATGCGCCAGCCTGCCACAGCCCCTCGAAGACTGCGGCGCCCTTGGCGTCATCCGAGCGGCCGGTGAAGTTAGAGACGCCTGTGGGGTTCGGTACGGCTGCCATATCGTTGCAGAATTTGCAACCTCATGACCCCAGCAGTGATGCATTTACGGCGTTTCATATCCTCTCGCGCCCAAAGAGGGAGAAAAGCCGAAGGCCCGAGGCACGCTTAGCCTCTGCTGCATCCTCTTCGGCCAGACGCTGTGCTCCAAGGCGTCCGGTGAGGAGGATCTGCTCGAAGTACTCAAAGAACATATCCGCGACTTGCTCAAGCCGCACGAGATCCATTGAGGCTTGAGGATCGGTGGAAGTCTTCAGCTTCTGCCGCGCAGCCCGAAGGTTTGAGTAAATCTCCTCCTTGGCCTTCACGAACAGAGGCTGATCCAAAATGTGACGCGCATCGCCTGCAAATCGGACTTCCTCTTGCGGTGTAGGCATGCTCAAGTACTCCTGCGCTGATTAGTTCGCAAAGCAACCTAGCTGGATGATCTCGCTCGCGGTCCAAGCAAGAGGGGTGCCAGCGGTGCGGCTGTAGTTCGTCACCGTGATCGTGGTGGTTGAGCCTGCCGTCACTTCAGTCTGCCCGGTGGGCGTCGTGCCGGTGTCAGAAGCAAAGCAGGACCATGCATCTACAGCGGCAGGAAGCCCAACCACCCCGCTCGAAGCAGTACCGCCCGTGCCGACGTTGATTGAAAACGACGCGGTGCTTGCGCCGTGCGAGATGCTCGGGCTCGTCCCGAAGCCGCTTGAAACCGTTGGAGCGGTGGTCGAGATTGTAAGATTGGCACCGCCGAGGTCGATATTTCCGGACAAAAGCTGCGTGGTGTCAGCAGTCCCGCCAAGAGTAATTAAGCCGTTAGCGGTGCCGGTATTGATGCTGACTGTCGCGCCGTTGTTGCTCGCGTTTATATTCACCGAACCGTTAACGGTGACGAGTCCCGTAGTGATTAGCGTCGTGAACTTGCCGCTGGCAGGAGTCGTGGCCCCGATCGCTGGCGGCGTCGCATAGTTCTGAGTGGCAAAGGTGCCAAAGGCGCTGCCATTGGTGTCGTTGCAAGTTACAGCCAGCGTGCCACTGGTAGTGCAATCGCCGCTTAAATTACCGCCGGTAATTGATAAAGCGCCCGAAAAAGTTGCCAAGTTTCCGCTAGCCGGTGACCCGGTGGTAGTAACCGTCCCTGACCCTCCACTAGAAACCGCCACCCATGCACTCCCATTGTCGTAAAGCAGTCCCATGTTTGTGGTGAAGGCATAGGTATTATTGGGCACCGATGTTGCGAGTGGCAGCGAGGCCGATGGAATCGGGCCGCCAAATACCCCATACGGGCCCATCGCTGTGGCAGCGAATGCCAATGAGGGGAGAAGCAACAACAACCATAGATAGCGTTTCATTGGATCTGTCCTGCTGCGTTGGTCACGTCGGGTCCAAGTTCCTGTGCCTGTGCTTTCTCGGCCGCCAGCACTGAGGCGATGGCCGGAATGAGTTTCAAGAGAATCTGCAGATGATTCGTATCGAGGTTAACTTCCCGCTCCTTGTGCTGCTGAAATGCCTCGTGAGTGATGTTCTGTTCCTGATTCCTGTTGTCGGCAGCGATCTGAGTCTTCTGCTGCAGAATCTTGCCCATGAGTTCCATGGTGCGGCGCTGATCCTCGCTTTGCTCATGCGACTGCTGGGCCTTGGCGCGAATCTGCGCGGCCTGCACCTGCGGGGCCGGCGGATGGGGCTGGTTCTGCATCTGCTGCATGTGCTGAGCATATTCAGCAGATGCCGGGTCCATCGCATAACGTTCAGGGTTGGGAAAGCCCAACGCCTCGCACATCGCCTTGAAGGTCTCGTAAGCCTGTTTCGGGCCTACGAGTCCCAACTGCCCGACCGTGGCCTGAGCCTGCCCCAGCTGCATGATATTGGCGCGTAGCTGTTCCTGATTCCCGCTGCCAAGACCCACATTCGGGGTTACCTTGGTACGTCTGCGCCATTGGGTGGGATCAACCTTCATCCATTTGCCGGCGATCTCAAACTCAAGTTCCCCCTCCTCGCGACGCATGAGCTCAGAGTGGATCTTGAGGAAGATCCCCTTCACCCCTTCTGCGAGGAGTCTGGCGATCAGGTCCAGAATGAGGGATGCCGCCGACATGGCAGCCAATTGCCCGCCTTTGGTGACGTTCTGCAGCTCGTCCGCATCCAGTCCCATCGTGCCCTTGCCGATACCCGTTCTCTGGGTGCGCAGAGACTCCATGTACTGAAGGGCTGGGAGTACCTGTTCTGTGAGATTCGAGGGATGGACAATGGCCGAGATCCAGTTCGCCGGTGGTCCGTTGCCGCGCACCACTCCGCCCGGGCGCGAAGACAGAAGATCATCGAAATTGCAGTTGCGCCAATCGACAGCAACCCGCTGGTTGTTCGATATTTTGAGATTATCGAGCCCTGATCGCAGCAAATCCGTCTCGATAATCTGCAGGTCCATCACGAGATCGTAGATGGAGATACCCGTGTGCCGATGCGGCATGCGCATGGCTTCGGATGAGACAAAGGGCGTCTCCTCAATCACCTCGTTTTCCGCAATCTTGTTACCGAGCACGATGACGCGACGAAGCTCGGCTATATCATCCCCATCGAAATCCACCTTGATGATGACCTTGAGCTTCTCGATCTCTTGCATCGAGAAATCTGACGGATTCTCTATCGAGAGCTGATCCACCACCGCCATACGCGCCAGTGCATCGATCTCAAGCCAGTTAGGCCGTCCCGCAGGGGCTTCCAAAACGATGTCTTTGTCATAACCGGCGGTAATGAGGTCTGAGCGAGCCTCTGCGCACTCGTGCGCTGCAAAGACAACTCCCTCCAGTCCCTGACGGGCTCGTGGGGAAATCCGCATTTCCTCGGGGGGTAAGGGTTCCACACAGACATTCTCCTCAGTCCCGGTGCGACGGATCTTGATATCCCATACAGGAACTTGGGTGACTCCCATGCTGCCGTCAGGCATCTGCATCGGCATATCTTGGGTGTGCTCGTCGCGCTCGAGCACATCGACCTTGACGCCGCCCTTCTCCTCGAGGATGGGAGCGAGTTCGAGCTCCTGAAGACCGGTATAGCGCTCTTCGCGCACGAAGTGCTCTTCCTTGGTGTAAACCTCGGCGTACCCGTTTCGAAGCAATAACGCATCCCAGAAGAAGTCGTGCAGGATCAAAAGTCCATTGTTCTGCTGCATGAAGATGTGGTTAACCACCATGGTTTCCACTTCCGCCTGCTCGGTGTCGTTCGCGTTCTCCGCGTCGAATTTGCAGACCGATTTGGCAGCAGAGAACATTCTCATCAGCTGCGGCATGATCCAGGACATGGTGTCGCGCACGATGGGGAGTACCACCTGAGCGCGGTTCTCGATCTCATTCCCTAATGGACGGGCGAAAAAGGCATTCAGGGCGTTGTAGCGGTCTACCTCAAGGGTCGTGAGGACATCCTTGGACGGGTAGATGGTAGTGGAGATCGTCGCGCCTGCGGCCACCTGGGAGCCCAGAGAGGCCTTCATGTACATGCTGATGAGCGACAGGAGATCCCCATCAGACATCTTCTGCCCGCGGTTGCGCTGGATGGAGTCTCCCGGGCCGCTATCCATGGACTCGTTAGCCAAAGAGCTTCTCCGCGAGCGCAATCAGCTCATTCCATTCCCCATCAAGCTGAATACGGCAGTCATCGCGCAGCCCGAAGCGCTGCTCACGATGTAGGAGCTTGATCAGTGCCGTACGGAAGGCGAGCCGCTCAGCCTGGCGCGCGGCGCCCTTCTGGGGCTTTGCTGGCTGGGGCATTGAGACTCAGTGTCCTGCGTTCTTCAAGGATTTTCAGGCGCTCAAGAAGCTGATCGAGTTTCAGCTCAAGATTGGCGACGCGCACGTTGAGCGTCTTTATCTGTTGATCAGACCAGATGCTCACGTGCAGGGCTCCTACTTGGCTTGGGGAACTGTTCCACGTGGAACAATTGGTGCCACTGGCACTGACTTGTCCGATTCATCCGTGGCCGAGCGCAATACGCTCTTCGCGTCAGGCGTGCGCTGCATCATCGTCCCATCAGGAGGTTGTGGGACCTGTACCCAGCCATTGCGAAGGGCAAGGGCTACATCAGCAGGCTCTACGTCCACACACCCCGGTCCGATGACGTAAGAGATGCCTTCATACCCCGTGAAATTCGTGCCACTTTGGGTAGGGAACATCAGCATCATGCTCATTGGGTCTTTGCCTCGACATCAGCTTGAAGAAGGTGGGCAAGTTCATCCTGAGCGGCCTTCATTTGCACTTCCAGGGCTTCGATCTGGGTCGTCAGTTCACCTTCGCGCCAGGCCCTCTTGAGCGCTTCCTGAACCGCGTTTCGTCTGACTGGAATCCTGCCATCCGGGGGTTGTGGGACCTGTACCCAGCCATTGCGTAAGGCCAGCTGCACATCGAACCCTATGACATCCACCGCCCCCGGTCCAATGAGGTAATTGTCCCGGTTCTTGCCGAGAAAGTTACTTGCAGCCGGTCCACAATGCATCAGCATGGGCTCAGTAAGGGGTAGCCATGAACTGGATGATATCCCCTGAAGTCGTGGTCGCCGATACCGTGCAGCTATAAGTCGTCTGAGCGGTTTCCGTGAATACCACAGGATGCGTGACATCCTCTGCCACACACATCCAGCCATTCGCCGCCGGGGGTAGCTGAATGACCGGAACACAGCTCGTGGCAGTCGTTGCGAACTGCCCTCCCAAGGCAGAGCCTTTCGTGGCACTCACCGTGGTACAGCCGGATGAAATGTTGAGCGCGGCCCCGGTGGATTGCTGAGTAGCCGTCCAAATCGTGCCGTTCGACCACACTTCACCCAGATCGGACGTATATCCGTAGGTCGGAGCCCCGGGAGGCGCGGTATACCCGTCAATGGTCGCCGTAACAGTGGGACTGCCAACGAGGCTTCCAGTCCATGTTGCCGTGGTGGCATTGTTCGTCAGGGTGACGGTGCGGCTCTCCCAGTCGCTGAAAACCACCAGATAGGACCCGGTAGTACCGGTCCAATTGCTCGCGATCGCCGTGGATGCACCGCTAGGTGCCACATTGAAGGTGAGCGGGATGTTCCCCGGAAGTTGCGCGAAGGTCCCAGCCCCTCCGAAGATGCCGTAAGGCGCCTGGCCGGCTGCATACGCGAGTACCGGGAGTGCGATCGCAACGAGTGCGATCAGTTTACGAGTTATGCCCATCGCTGCGATTTCCTCTCAGGTTTCTTGCGTGCTGGGAGCTTTTTAGGCCCCCGTTCAATGTCTGCCTTGGCGAACTGTTTACCGACCTTCTCGGGGATGCCCAACGTCGAATGCCCGGAGGCTGCGCTGAACATCGCCTTCTGCTGAGCTCGAGAGACTGATGGCATCAGTCACTGCCGAGCCGTTCAAACCATTCAGACGAGGGGGATTCGGTCATCCCAGTGGGCTTTCCCTTGTACGAATCTCCCTTCCCATGGCGTCCAGAACCCCCCCTGCCAGCAGTGCCTAGATGCGTCTGAGGCGTCCCACGAACGCCTTTACCGCCCTTACCCACCCCCGGTGGAGGGGAACCCTTGGAGTTTCCTTCGGCTCCGACTCGTTTGCGCGAATCTCCGGGCGGGATGCTGCCCGTCTGCTTACCATTTCGCCGCGCATGCGAGTCCTCATAGCCGTTTGAGTCCTTGTAGCCCGATTCGATCTTCTGCGGGACGTGGGCCCCCGCATTAAGTGCTGAGCGCTCCTTGGGGATACCCATGAGGCCATGGCGCGGATGATTGGGCATGATGCGACGCAGCCTCACAGCGACTCGAAATCATCAGGGGGAGAGTCGGGCGCCAAGCCGAGCGGTACAGCGACGATGAGGCTTAAGCGCAGCATCACTCGTCGTCTGTAGAGGTTCCCAATGCCTCAAAGGCCGAATGGCTTTGCGGATGCTCTACGTCCTCGGAATGACCCTTGAAATCATCTCCCTTGCCGATACGCCCGCTGCCCCCGCGCCCACTCTCAGCCGAGTGAGCCGCGAGCGAATGACCCGAGGGCTTCGAGGAATGCTCGTTACGCATGTATGGGGTAGGACCCCGACCGTGCGTGCCTTCTGAGAATCCGCCCTCCGCGCGCTCAGCCTTGCCGCCACGCTTAACGCTCTCAGAGCGCGCATGCTCTTCGGGGGATTCTTTCCTGTCGCCGTGCATTGCCATGTGAATGTCCTTACGCTGCAATCGTGAGAGAAGTGATGATGGAAGCTGACTGAGAACTCGCATCCTTCACCCCGAACGTGAGGGGGGCTGCTGCTACAGCGACCGTGGGAGTGCCAGTAATCGCCCCGGTCGCAGCGTTCAGTGAGAGTCCGGCGGGCAACGTGCCAGCGCTAACCGCCCAGCTGTACGGAAGAGTTCCGCGCGTCGCCGCCAATGATGCGACGTATGCGACGCCAACCTTGCCCGCTGGAAGCGAAACTCCAGCCGCCGGGGAGCTGACCGCCAGACTCGCACTGTCACCCTTGGCGATCCCGAGCAGTTCCTCAATCTGGCGCTCGATAAGATCAAGCCGCCCGGCGTACTTGTGCTCGAAAGCGACCTGGTTTGTGACCTCAGCCGCGAGCGTCGCTGTCATCGCTAGGGGACCGACCTTCTGCGAGGGAGAGACCTTCCACGACAGGCCGCTGCCAGGGCCGACCACCGTATCCGGTGCTACGCCATCCCCACTGATAACCGCTCCCTGCACAATCTGCCCAACAGACGGCGCACCCTTAAGCGTGAGCACATTGTCCACGATTGAGCCCACGAACTGTGCGGCAGTGGGATCAGCCACGGGAGGTTGGGGAGCGAACGGGTTCTTCAGATCCATGGTGAAAGCTCTCCTGCTACGCCCAACCGCCAGCTTTGCGGCCGATGCTTGGATACTTGCGATGAACTGCGGCCCGTACCTTACCCTCGACTGCCTTGCCCGATGCGCGCGCCAGAGCATTTCTCGCATGACTGGGGTCGTTGATCGGATAGGACCCAGAAGCCGGTGCCTTCGCTGGAACTGCGAAATCACCCTTTGGGAGGGACTTGCGATGAGCTGCGGTCAAACGTGCCATTGCGGGTTAGGTTGTAGGCGCTCGACGCTCTTTAGGAGATGCATTTACGGCGAACTTCCCCTGAAGGTTTCTCTTCGGCATGCGATGGTAAGGCCAACCGGGTAGCCGCTCGCGTAGCGCCAGGAGTGCCTCCTGGAGGCTCGCCAGCTCACATTCAGCGCGCGCGCGCCACATCGCCCTCACATGCTGAGCATGGATTCCATAGAGCAGTCCTATACGTGCAGGATGAGTCTCAAGATGCAACCGCATGAGACGCGCTACCTCTGCGCGTTCCTGTTCTGAGAGTTCTTTGTGCGTCCGAAGCGTCATGCGATAGCTGCATTGCGCAGCTGCGGGACATACAGCTCATCGGCCAGAGGCTCAAGGATGGATTTGGCAAAGCGAGCTTCCCAGGTGGTGAGCTCGGTGAGCCGATCCACTTCAGCCTGGATCAGTTCACGTACTTCACTCGCCAGCTCGGCCGGCATTGGTGCGGTGGTCGCACGGTGAGCAAATGCGGCATCGGTGGCTTCATCGAGGGTCATTGCGGCTTCTTCCATCCGTAGCCTGAAGCGCAACTACTAGATGACACTGGATAGTAGCCGGCTGGGAGCTTTTCAGGCACCACGCCTGTTATCCCTGTCTGAGTGACGGTCGCCTTGCCGCAGATCAGGTCCGGCGGGCTGTGCGAGCAGGCGCCGAGGCAAAGGAAGCCCAGGAACGCGAGGTATTTCATGGATTCCACCCGTACTGCAATTGAGGAAGTTGATTCACATCGTTACGCACACGGTTCAAGCGCCAATAGCTATTCCCGCTGGGACAGAAAAACACCTGGCCCTCGCGATCCATCAGCGTACGCCCGTATCTGAGCATCCCACCATGCACGCGGCAGATCGCAGTCTCCACATCCGTGACCTCTGCGGGCTGGATCGCAGGGTTAGCGAGGTCTGAGAAGTCGGTCACCTGCCTAAGTTCAGATGCGCGCCGGCACCACCTACGTAGTTCAAGAGCCAAAGCAGTATCACCACAGCGACGATGACATAGACCACGACCTTGATGATCGGCGGGATACCCGGCACCTGGTTGATGCCCCACAGGATCACCCCGACGATACAAAGTATAATAAAGGCAGTGAGTAACATCGAGATCACAGGTCACCTCCTGAAATGAAACTAATAGACGTTAGCACCCGGTCAGAAGAAGGGAAATCATGGTGAGGGTTCCTTACATGTTTCTGGCATATTTCAACTGCGGGAGCTTCAATCCTACCCCGGCTTCAAAGCCTTGCGTATCGGTGAGCGGGGCAGCCTGAAACAGACCGCGAACTGCGTCACTCCCGTGACTGAACTCATCGTGTAACGGTGCTGAGGGCTCCCCTGTCGTTGAGGGGATATTACGCCTGTAACGCTTCAGACACTCTACAAGGCGCGTACACGATGAATTGATGTATAGCTGCCGGAATCCCAATCTGGCCGCTCTCAAGCCTTCCTCGACGTTCTGCCGAGGCAATACCGTCACCCTCCACCGTAGATCCTCGAGCGTTCGCTGGGTGGACTGACCGGTGAGATGGTTATGAGCGCCATCGTGTGGCAGATACAGTTCCTGCACTCGGTAGGGCTTAGCTCGAAGCTCTCCTGAGTACCAGTCGATGGGTTTATGCGAGTCCTCGATGTAATCGGCGATCCGTAAGGCCGATATGTGACGCTGGAACACGATGATGGCTGTCTTGTCGTTCCAGCCCAGATCGAACACCGCGAACACGGGTAGCTGAGGGGAGACCGGGAATAGTCCTACCCGTCCTTCAGCGAACATATTGGCGAGTTCGTCAGCGTAGATAGCTCCTGATACCGCCGGCTTGCACTTCCCTTCCCAGATCCATTCGTACTCGTAGAGCTTCAAGGTTCTGGAGTCGTGCAATCTGAGCTCATTGAGCTCGGGCGGGAACCAGGGGTTGTCTCGCCAGTTAACCTCAAAGTGCCGCGTGCCCGGAGGGGGCTTTTCGATGAAACGCACCCAGGTAGGGTCAGTGTCTAGTTCGGGATTGAAGCTGATCCATAGCTCACACCGGCCTGTGCGAAAGAGCGTGGGCATGAGGATCGTCCAGGAACGGTCTGTGACCACCTGGCCCTCCTCGATCCAGCAAATATCCACCCCTTCGTAGGACTTGATCGAGTCAGCGGTTTGATCCGAGAGCCCGGCAAAGATGAACTCGGACCCGTTTACCGCGCTGATCTGCACTTGCTGGATGGTGAAGTATTGAGCGAAGCCTAAGCGCGCGATCTGATCCACCAGCAGCTTGTGCACTGAATCCCTGATGGATTTCTGTGTCTCACGCGAGCACAGCACACGAATCTTGCGTTGCAGGGCGATCAGTAATAGCGCCCGAGCGACAGACCAGCTCTTACCCCCTCCTCTACCACCTCTGAATACCTTGGTGCGTGCGGGCTCAAAGATGCCCTCAAGGGCTGGTGGGAACTGGATCTTGACTGCTGAGGCGCTCACCCGAGCGGTCTACGTATAACCAGTCATGGCGTCTCGGGAGGCTTTGTAGGGTGAGTGGGATAGCTGACCTCCACCTCAAGTTTCGCTTGTCCTGAATGGATGTTATCGACTGGAATCAGCCGGCCATAGAGCTTATAGAACTCAGTGAGATTGAGGCGAGCCCAATCGGCCATTCCAGCAGTTCCCCTTAAGCGAGTGAACACTGCCGCAACGTTCTCCTTGGCGGTTGCACTTACTTTGTTCTTTGCACCCTTGGGACGCGCCATATCCTACGGCTTAATACGCTGATTTCGTTATCGACTCAAGGTACTTAGCTTGCCCGCCTGGCGATGGTCACGGTGGGAGCATCCACGTACCGCTTCAGAATCACGTTATTCGCGGCCAATTGCTCTTGCACTGCGGCCAGCTCTACGCGCGTCATCTTCAGCTCGTAGACGAGTCTGGTGAGGACTGCGTTAGGCTTTCTGGCGATTGCTTCGCGTAGCTGCGTACTCAGAGCAGTTACCGACAGCTTAAGCTGTGCCAATGGCGATCGCGGCTTTCGCCTGGGCTTCGGCTTCATCTTCGCACCGGGCGCGGGGGCAGGCTGGGGCTGGCAACGTGCACGGGCATTCGGACTATCCGCGGTGCAGCTGTGCAACAGGCTCTATGCACAGGAGCGGCCTGGGCGATAGGAGCGAGCAGGGCAAAGGCAAGAAGTAGTGTTTTCATAGACAATTATCTCCTACGACAGCGCGCAGGTTGAAGCCCACCTAGCACTAGTAAGGCTTCATCCACGTTCTTCACTATCGGTATAGACCACAGTTCAAGAAATTGCAGTTGCTCATGACTACGCTTCCTGTTCTTGGTGATGCCTTCGACCTCGAGCAGGTAGAGCGTATCTCGGAAGCGCACTACAAGGTCAGGGAAGTCCTGCTGGCGCACAAGGCAGCCGACTTTACGCAAAGCCTCGATGATTGGTCCCTCGGTTTCATCTCTGCGTTTGGCATGGCGCGGAAGACCAGTCATGGCAAATGATTCACAAGATTGATAGCGCCCGGCGTGTAATCCCACGGGCTGCCATCAGCCTGAGTCCTGGTAAGGGTTCGCGGCTCCTCACACTTTGAAAGCACGCGCATCAGCGTTAGGAATCGACATGTCTCCTCATGTTCAAAACTCACGAGCCAGCCTGGCCAATGGCTCTCGCCTCTTCCGGCGCATCCATCGCATGCGTAAGCCTTGGTTTGTTGCACCAAGTCGGTCGATACTTCGTACATACCAAAACAGTCATGAACGGTAGCAATGTGAGCACGTAAGTACGCTAGCGCATTAATCAAATCTAACAGATCAACTATCATGATCCGGCTTCGCCGTCTCCCCTACTGCTGATCCCAATCTTTGGGCTTGATCCAAGAGCCTTTCTTTGTTCCATGCACCATTGAGTGGATGTCCTACTTTACTTATCCATTCTCGCGTAGCTCTAAACATCGGGAATGTCCTGGATGGCTTGAGGGTGCACCCGTCCCATCCCAGTCGAAACTAGGAGGAACGGGCGTCGGTCTGTCCTCTCAGGATGAGTCGGCGCTGGCGGGTTACTTGCTAAATCCACAGCCCTTCCCGCCTAAACCCGTGGGCTTGCCAGTGACGTGGAATCCCCCAGTCTGGCGTACTCTTGGCGTGCTGGTGTTTGACCGTCCGCGCTTCGAGGTTACAGGCGGAGTTGAAGTGGGGCTTGGATACCCGTAGAATCACTTCCGCGGCTGTAGCAAGACGCACGTTAGTCCTGTCCTTTGTGACCGTCAAGCGCCTCGGGGTCCCCCTCCGGGGCGTTTTTCGTTGGGAGACGCACGACGTTTTTCATTGGGAGAGTCACGAGGATGATGCCGTTCTTGAAGCGACTACGCATGCGCCAATAGCTAGGCGAGAACCATAAACGCATGCGACGCCAGTGCCACCAAGCTGATTGACCGATCACAAAGCTCCTACCGCGCTGTCCGCCGATGCCCAACCAGCTATCTATCTGCGACACTTGACTTGACTCCCAACGACATTAGAATGCGTCCAAATCTGGCGAGCCCACTATGCGCGAACGCCAGTAACAAATGCCTCCGGCCTGTTAGGCCCCAGAGCCGGAGGACTTCTCAGCCTGTCAGCTTGTACGATGCCACCAGTTTATGACGCCCTACGCGCGTCATGGTGGTCTTGATCTTTACCCCTTGGTCACGTAGCTCTCGCACCCGAGCGGCCAGCCTGAGGCACTGAAAGCGGTCTAATGCGACAAGCGGGCTGATCGCTCGCCCACGCTGTAGGTACTGCAGGATTTGTGCATTCTGTGTCACAGCAACTCTCCTGGCTTTACACCTAACGCCTTAGCTATGCGTGACAGGGATTCCAGGGTCGGAGCCTGACCGTTCTCCCATGCACTGATCTGCGGCTGGGCGACGTTGGCTCGCTTGGCAAGAGCCACCTGGCTTAGCCCTTTCTTCCTGCGTAGCTCTTTGAGCTTTTTCATGTGTCCCGATATTATATCATCGGAAAGATAAAAGATAGCTTGCAGGCAATATCCATCTGTGCATATACTCGCCACATGAACCTGAGGCCATTAAGACATCTGAGGCAGCACATGAAACCGAATATCCCTTATCCATATGCTGGTGGTTATCGCTTTCGCTCATTGGAAGATCTGCGCCGCGTCGTCTCTGATATGGAGATATGCGCCAGAGAGTTTGGCGTCCATCCTGACGAAGTGCTATTCAGCGGCGATTTTTTGCTGTCGTTACGCAGCGAAAAACTTACCGATAGCAGCCACGTCCTAAATGCCACAGTAGCACTCGCCAAACCATCCCCATGAACTTCCTACGCCATTGGCTCACCCGCAAACGCCGTCGCGCTGCGATCCTGCGGCGGCTGGCTTTGATCACTCAGGCGGCAAGAAGGAAGGCACTGTGACTGACTTGGTTAGATGCAACGCGCAAGTATGGACGGAGGTGTGGCATCCGCAACGGTGCAAGCATGCGGCCAAGTATATCTTGCGTATGGATAGCTGTGCTCCAGAGTGGTTGTGCGGGATACATGCTAAATTCTGGATAAAGCGTCACCCGGAATGCATTACACCTGTCGCGACGAAGGCATCGTGACTCCGCACATTCACTCATGGGACTGTCGCGGTGGACTGTACGGGTGTCACCTTGATGGCCTGTACCCTGATGAGCTGAGGTTCGATATGAATGCTCCGAAGACTGAAGATCAGATAGTCGTCGCACGCGACTATCACAACATCACACACGTCTCTAATGTGAACTACGAGAGGTGCCTGCGCTGGCACCCGGCCGGAATAGACTCTTGGAGTCTTGCGGATTGGGCGGTCGCGCTCGCTGGTGAGACAGGCGAATTGTGTAACGTAGTCAAGAAACTTAACCGGGTGCGCGACGGCTTGACGGGAAACAAAGAAACCAAGGAGCAGTTAATTTCCGCGCTCCGAGCCGAAGCAGCCGACATCTACCTGTATCTCGATCTGTTTTGTCAGCGTGTAGGGTTTGACTTAGCTGAGGCCGTCCGAGACAAATTCAATTCCGTGTCAATGCGCAACGGATTCCCGGAGCGGCTATGAATACTCCGCTGACATCGGAACCGCATTTCAACGAGCTGACTCCTGACGGTCCAGCAGACGATTTAGACGAGTCAGACGAAGATATGACCGACGTCGCAGAAGAACTGCGCTGGCAGGAGTTTGACGCTCAACTTCAAGAGGATCGACACAATGAAAGACGCTGACATTCAGATTTTGAGAAATGCACGCGCCCTGATTGCTAGGGGTTGGTGTATTGGTAATCAAGGCTTGAATTGTGACGGAAACTACGTCGAACCGTGGGATACGGACGCGGTGCGATGGTGTGCGCTTGGCGCACTCAACGCGCAGCATGGAAGCTATAGGTTCATGCGCGGCCAAGATGACGCTATGAAGGCGCTCGTTATGGCATTGCCGCCGCAATATAGACCCGACCAGTTTGGCATTGCTGACTACAACAACTCGCATACTCAAGCCGACGTGCTTGCCCTCTATGACAGAGCTATCGTACGACTGGCCTCAAAGCGCACCGACGCTGCCCTTGTCGCCGACCTCATGGCTCGCGTCATGGGCGAGCGCATACCTGAGGAGGCGTAAATGCCAACCGTTAAGCCACGCATCCTCGATGACCGTCTTGCCCGCATTGGAGAAATATCTCTTGGGCACGGCAACCACAAGTCCCTAGAAGATGGTGCATGCGTTATGGAATTAGTTTCTTACGTCGCTGGCAGGCCATGGTCGGATTCGCCTCCCTGCGTCTCCAATGCTGTCGGCTCATTCATGCGTTCATGGAACGATGCATTGCCGAGCGACGAGGATCGAAACCGCCTGCTCAAGCCTCTGATCACGACGCTGATCGGCACGCAGACTACCAAAGCTGACGAACAACACCGCGCCTTCATGGCGATGGATTGGCTGGTGCGGGTGTGGACGCCGAAGTGGCTTGATCTGGTTCCTGCTTTGAAGTCGCATGCCTTGGCCCTGCGCGAGTGCGAGGAAATCTGTGATGCAGCAGGTCTTGTTGCTGCGACTACGAAGCTGAGTGCAGCGCGCGTAGCTTCGGTG